AATAGGTTTTTTTAGGATTTTTCACCGTTAGGAAACAATTTATGTTTGGTGTTATGAGAGAAATTGGAGAGACAGAATTTACACGTTCTCTATAGAGAGAGGTGGCGATAAGAGTTAAGGAGATAGAAAGATAAAAAGATAGAGAAAGATTTAAATATAAGTTTTTACATATATGATATTGTGAATAAAAGATGATGAGCATAAAAACAAAAATAAGTAAAAAACAAGCGAAAGAATTAGTTTCGCAGTTTTTGCAAAATTCAAATTATATTTCGTATAAAAGTTCAACTAACTTTTATTATTCATTTACTGATAAAAAAGCTTCAGTCGATATAAAGATTTATGAATTTGATAAGAAATATTTTTTAGAAATTATCACATTAAGTTAGTTTTTTAATTTTTTATTTCTATTTCTTATTTTTCTCATAATTTGTTATTTTTTATTTTCTGCAATTATGTTAAATTTTTTTCAAGTTTGAGATAATATTACTAAATATAGAGAAATTGTGTGTTGTATAGTCTAATGATAAAAATAACGTAAGATATAAAGGTAAAAGTATAAAGAAAACTTTAAATATGAGAATGAAGATATGTATATTGGTGAAAAGAAAAATGAACACACAAAAAGATACACAAAAAGAAGTTGAGCAAAAGATAGGCGAAATTTTATATAGGGCAAGACAAGAAGGAGAAGCTTTTTTAGTTACTTTAACATCTGAGCAATTAAAGAAGTCTGGTTTTGAAGAGGATAATGATTTCTTTAATTTTAGCAATGTAGACATTTATATAATTTATGACGGCGAATACAAAATTAAATATATATTTGACAATGATCCTAGCAATTTTATGTATGAAAGTAAAATAGAAATTGGTGGGTTAAAGGAGTTCATAGAAGTTATTAAAAAATATCTAGAAGTTTCAGAGTAATTTTTTTCTTTTTTTGTTTCAATTTTCCCAGTTACCGTTTTTTTCTCCAAATTTCTATTTCTCCATGACTATTTTCTAAAATTTTCAAGACTATGTATAATTTTTCTCAAGATTGAGATAAAAATTCATGACTAACATTTATTGAGAGAAACATAAATATGTCATAAATATAAAAGAAAATCGATATATTATGAATATAGTTTTGAGAGAATTGAATAAAGAAAAATTTAATATAAATATCACTGCATGGTTAGATATTGATAATGATATTCAAAGTTGTTATACAAATTTTAAAGAAATTACGATAGTTACAATAATTCAAATGATTTCTGAAATTGTAGAAAAAGATGGCTGGGATTTACAATATTTTGAGAAAGATGAAGAAGAAAAATTATTTAATGCATTTATGAAAAACTCTAAAATTACAGTACGGCTAAATAAAAAGATAGATGAATTGAATTATGATTTTAAAGAAACTATTGTTGAATTTGATTTTTCAGAAAGTGAGAAAAAGAAAATTGCAGAAATATATTTGAGTAATATACTTAATGAATATCGTTATTTAAATGACTGTATTTTGGAAAATTTAGCAGACAAAGATATTAATTCGATTTCAGAAGCTTTAAGTAGTGAAGTTTATCAATTATTAAGTTCTGATGAGATAAAAGCAAAATTTAAGGAAAAGATAGAGAAAATTAATACTGAAAAAGTATAGATAAGATGTGAAAATATGGATTTAAATGCTCCATTAGATCCAATATGGCTTTTGGTTATTGTTGGAATTTTTTATGAATTATTATTTATCTTTTTCTTATTGGAATTAAGACAGATAATGAAACGAATTGAAGAAGAAGAATTAGTCAGAATGTTAAAAAAGAAATATAAAAATTAAATAAATTTTCACTAAAAATATGGCGTAAGCTACAAAGATAAAAGTTTAGAGAAAACTTTAAATATAAGTTTAGACATATGTTATATTGAGGTAAGAAGAATGAAAGAAGTAAAAGTTGGAAATTCGAGATATTATATAAGTTCAAGAGATGATGAGATAAGTGTAATACATGAGTTAGTTCAAAAAGGTTACTCCATAAGTCAAATAGCTAGTTTGTTGAATATTTCAGAAAGAAAAATTAAAAAATACTTAGAAGATTGTTGGTAAGTTATTTCTTTTTTTGATTTTTAATTTTTTCTTTTCTTTTTATTTTTATGTTTTATTATTTTTAGTTTTAAAATATCAATACAAAATTTTCGATAAATTTTGGAATTGAAAGATATGAATGTAAAAGTTTGAAGAAAATTTTATAAAGGGCAAATGACATAATGTAAAATTGGAGGTAAATATGAATTGTGTAACAATTGAACAAAAAGGCAAATATACGTACATAAAATGTAAAAAATGTGGAAATGTGCTAATTACAAATGATCCAGAATTATCGTTAGCTCCAATAAAAAATAAACAATTAATATCAATATCTAGCTGTGAGCATTTTCAAGTTATTGAAAATGAAGATACAGTCGAAATTATATCAAAACAAAGTTAATTTTTTTCTTTTTTAGTTTTAACTTTCTATTTTCTATTTTTATGTTCCATTTTTCTCAAGTTTGATATATTATTTCTAAACTGGAGGAATTAAAAAAGCGTAGGATAGAAACGTAAAACTGTAGAGAAAACTTTATATATAAGTTTTTGCATATTAGATATTAGTGATAACATGAGTCAAAAAGTTAGGTTAGGCAGAAAAGAAAAAGCAGTTTTAGATTTTTTAAAAGAACATGCAGAAGGCGTTTGGAAGACCGATTTAATTAATCATTTTAGCTGGGCTAGTCGTTATGATAATGTTATGAACAAAAGGTTACAACAAATGCAGAAAAAAGGTCTGATAATCATAAAAAGTGAGATAAATCCGGAAAGCGGAAGAAGTAAGCAAAGAGTTTATTTAAAACAATAATTTTTTTCTTTAATCTTTTTCTTTTTTTTAGTTTTATTTTAATTCTCTAATTAAATCTTCTATCTCATAAATAATATCTTCTATTTTTTCAATTTTTTCTTTTTCAAATTCATGTTCTTCATAGTTCTCAATAAGTTTCATACTTTCTTCTAGTTTTTCTTTTGCATTTTGTAATTCTGTAATTGCAGATTCTAAAGCTGATATTATTTCATTGTAATCTATCATTTTTTACACCTCTTTTATTCTTTTCCAAACCTTTCCAATTGTTACACTTATATCAATTGACATTACAGAAAACCAAATTTCAAAATTTAATAGTTTATTGTTAATTTCTAAATAGCCAGCAATTTTATTTTTATTTTTTGTATAAAATATTATTCTTGGTTTTTCGTTAAAAATAAAAGCTTTATTTAGTAGATTTAAAATATCTTCTTCTCTCATATTTTCAATTTTGTTTTTTGTTTTTTCCATTTGCTCCAAAAATTTTTCACTCATGTTTTCACAATTACTGTTGTATTATATGACATATAAAAAGATTTTTATTTTTTCAGAATAAAGAGCCAAAACATTTCGCTTTAAACTCACAGGCTTTACATAGATAATTATTCGCGCCAGGTATAGTTTTATAATCTTGTAATTTCATAAATTCTTTAAATTTCTTAATCCAGTCAATTGCTTTTTGCAGATATGTTCCAATTATAGTTTTATTTATTTGGAATTGTTTAACTTCTTTATTTATTCTATTTAAATATATGATATAGACATTATCAATTTTATAGTTTTGTTGTTGTAATAAGTAATAGTAAATTGAGACTTGGTAAAGATGATATTCTTTGATATTAAAGTAATTACTTGTGATAGTTTTTAGTTCTATAAGATCATTATTGCAAATTAAGTCAATTCTGCCTGATATTTTTAATCCTTCAATTTCGCCTTTTACTTCAACTTCAGATTTACAGCCTAGTTTTTCGACAAAATAATTTTCTATTCTCTCGTGATGTTGTTCTCCTAGGTCAAGGCTAATTTCATTTACTGCTTTCTCAAACTCAAATTTTCTACTAAAATAGCTTTTTCTAAAGCAAATTCCAATTTCGCTAGGAAATATTGTATTCTCTGGATATTTCATTTTGAAGCTTTGTTTTACAAATTCTTCATAATTTGTCATTTTTAACCACCTAAATTACTAAATCTCATTAAGTTTATTATTCTATTACAAATTTCTTCATTTTGTACTTTTCCAATTTGTAAATCTATGTCTAATGCCTGTAATAGAATTTGAATATCGATACTTTGCTCTTGTCTTCTGGATTCTAAATTTTCGCAATTTACATAGTTATGAATACTATTTATCTTCTGTTGAATTAATTCAATTAATGCTTTTAAAATTGAAGGATAAAGAACTCTTGCATTTATAATTTTATCGTAAGTTTTCTTAATTGCTAATTGAATAATATGAATTCTATCTAATATTGCAGAAGTGAAAATTTCATAATTTTGTAGATAGTCTTCTAAATCTGGAGTTACTAATTTATTAATTGTATATGCATATGGATTTCCAGCGTAAATAATTGGAATACATTTTTGTATAGTTGCTGATTTTGATTCTGTTCCAGCTCCTCTTGTCCAAATACAATTTTCAATTCCAGTTGATAGAGTTGAATTTATAGTATTTAGTTCTTTTGTTGAAAAACCATCTTTCCAATTTTGAATTTCATCAAATATCAAACCGTTTGATAGAAATACAGCTCCATACATATTGTTTCGAGCATCATATACCAAATTGGCATAAGTTGGAGCTTCCGTGTAATATCTAAAATTGAAAACTTCTTGTAAAATCATGAAAGTTGTAGTTTTTCCAGTTCCTCTATTAGAAATTTCAATATAATTTATTTGTCTTTTGGTAATTGGAGATTTGAAAAGTGGGAATAGTCTTGGAAGAAAGAGAAATATATCATTTATTTCCATTTTAGTCGGGTCATATCCAAAACTTTGCAATAAAAGTGCATAAGTTGAATATTCTGAATTTGCTAATTCAAATAATTCTTTTGCAATTTCATAATTGTTGGGTGGCTCAATTGAATAAATATCATAAATACGCCAACCTTCTATACCTTTTCTAATTTTGACAAACATGTAACTTGTAATTAAATTATAGAAATTTTCAGGATTATCAGCTATAAAATGTGGATCGAAATTTGCAGTAAAACCATTTTGAAATTTTGCTATAACTTCATCATCTTTTACTTTAAACTGTATAATTTTAGAGATAAATTTCACTTCATCATTAAAAAGCAAATAAGATTGAAAATATTGTTGATCAATTCCGCGTTTGTAAGCTTTTAAAATTTCAATTTTCTTCCTTTCTTCAATTTGTTTTCCAGAGAGAATTATATTTAAAACTCTTTCTGTATCTCTTGGATTATAAAAAAAAGAATGAGATTTTATTTTTTCAAGAAGTTGATTTGAACTACTCATAAAAAAAATGATAACTTATGACGTTTTAAAATTCGTCTTCAACATTCTTTTTCTCTTTCTTTTTCTGTGTTTTTTCCTCCTTTTGGCTTGATTTTTGTTTTTCTTCTTCTTCTTCTGTGTCTATTTCTTCTTCTTGAACAGCATTATTATTCCTTGGCGTAAATTTTACATATTCGTTTAATAAGTCAGCATATTTATTTAAGAATTCTGAAATTAATCTTAAATCTTCAGCATCATTTGCGGTTATTCCAAGTTGTTTTCTAAAATTATTAGCAGAATGGATAGTCATTGAGTATCTAACTTTTCCGTCTTGTGGTATTGCATTTAACTGTACAACTATTCTTTTTAGACCTTTGATTTTTAAAATTCTACTGGCTATTTTATTATTTTCTTTAGCTTGTTTACCTAACTCATCTATTATTTCCTTCAAACTTGCCATCTTTTTCGCCTTATTAATAACTTATAATATGACATATTTATATATTTATAAAAGTACAAGCCATGATATTTAGAAGTTTAAAAAAAGATGAAAAAAATATTTAAATTAACTTAAAGAATATAGATCTTATTAATTTAGATACTTTCATATTATATTTATTTGCTAATTCTTCAAGTTTTTGATAATATAATTCATCAATTGTGAAAAAAACACGCTCATCATAAATTTCACTGATTTCAATTTCTTTAAATTCTTTTTGAGAATTTAGAATTTTATCTATTTCTTGTTTTATTGTCTCTCTTTTCTCATAAAAAAGATTTTTATACTTTGATGGTATACGTAATTCGATATACTTATTTCTTTGCTTTTTCATAATTTTAGATATTTTCAGGCATTATATAAACATGACATATACATTTAAATGTCAGGTTTTCAATTGCATATGTGAACGGTAAAAAAGTTTTTAGCTATCATTTTCTTTATGTTTACACGTATTTTATTACTATTGCTACAAATTATCACTATAATGATACGACAAAAATCTATAAAAAATTCAGACAATATATTTATAATCATGATAAAAATTCTCATATTTTTTCAGTAAAAGAATATACAACAAGATTACATGGTCTACATTATCATGTTTTAGTTTTCACGAATAAAAGGCTTGACTATTCCAGAGTTCATAAGCAAATGCCAAAACATTCAGATATAAATATTCAATTAGTTCCAAAAACAAAAAATGATATAAAAAAAGTTTTAACTTATATGTTAAAAAATCAAAAATAAATTACTTAGATTGAGGTTGTTGATTTTGTTCAGCTTTTTTCTGTGCTAATGCATTTACATCTCTTAATGTATCCATATTCAAGAGTGAATTAATTCCAAGGGTTGTAGTATCTTTAATTGATTCAACTGCTGAAATTGTAGATTTTGTCATCTGATCTACTGCAATTTGGAATGATTGATTTGCTTGCTTTTGATTGTAGAGATATACTACTTCTCCAACAACATAGCTAGCTATTAGAACTCCCATCAGTACTAAAAATCCTTCTAAAGCTGTTTGGCTTAGTGTCATTTCAATTTTATTATATGCAAATTACTTAGTAATAAAGTTTATGCAAAAAATCGAAATATATAAATATGTCATAATGTATGTTTATAAAATGAGGAAAAATGATGGAGAAAGTTAAAAAGGAAAGAACAGTTTTCGGTATAAATATAGATAAAGAATTAAAAAGAAAATTAAAAGTATATTGTGCAAATAATAATATCACGCTAACAGAAGCAATTGAAGAAGCTTTAGAAGAATATTTACAGAAAAGGGGAACTAAATGAGAGTAATAACGTTTAAAGTTGAAGAAGATCTTTTGCAAAAACTTGATAAATATGCTATGAATCACAAGCTAAACAGATCTGAAGTAATTAGGCAAGCATTAATGGAATTCTTGAGACCAAATACTACAACATATGATAGTTAAAAATAAATTAATATATCTTTTTTTATTTTTCATTTTTTTACAAATATATTTCTAGTCATTTCTTTCTTTTTAATCTTTCAATTTCTGCTTTAAGTTCATCAATTTCATCATAAATATCTGCAAAGATATCATAAATTACTACATATATAATTGCAAAAATTCCAGATGCAAAAAATGTTGATATTATAACTATTGGCATATTTTTTACAAGAATTCCTAATGACATGACTATTAAAGCTAAAGACATTAAAGCTAAAAAAATTAAGAAAACTATTATTTCACGAAATTCTCTTTCCATTTTTTCTCATTTTCATTTTTCGTTTTCTGACAAATTTATTTCTTGTTTTCTCTCTCTTTTTAATCTTTCAATTTCTAGTTCAAGTTTATTAATTCTTGTATCTAAATCATCTATCAAATCTATTATCCAAGTAAAAATTATTGCCAACAAAATTGATACAATTGCGGAATATAAAACTATATTTTGTAGATTTTTAGATAAAATTCCTTCAGAAAATATTAAAAGTATATTAAGTATTACAATTGAAAGCATTATAGAAATATATAACCTAAAAGCTAATTTGCCCATACTTTGTCATTCTTATTTTTCGTTATCTGACAAATATATAAGTTTCTATTTCAAATTATTTGGAAGATTTTTGATTAAGCTCATAATAAGCCTCAATTAACATTTTTCTAAATTCTTCTAAATCTTCTTTACTTTCAATTATCAAAAATTTTTCTCCATCTTTTTCTTCAATTCTCATATATGAATATTTGTTATTAGACATTTAAAAAACTTTACTTTATCCTTAATTCTGAATTAATGTATTTCATTATTAATTTCACCGCAAAAAACTACAATATTAAACATATTTCTATTATATCTCCAATTTATTTTAATATATTGTGGATATTTAAAAGTTTTTATTATATATTTTAAAATTCCAGTTCCTTTTTTCTCATATCTTTGTTTTGTAATATTCATCCTAATTTTTATAGTTATTAAATTTTCATCTTCTAAAACTAAGTAATCGTAAACATTATCAAAGTAACGTATTTTCAACCAATCGAATAATTGAAGTGTATATTTTTTACATTCTAATTTGATGAATTCGTCCATGTTTTAATTTTCATAATTTGACAATTAAATAATTTTTTGTTACTTTACGTATAGTATAATATAGAATATGCGGAATTAGAAATTATAACAAAAATTACAACTCAGCATATATATTATATAATTTATATAGTTTTTTCTTTAAATGATGACTCAATTTCATCAACTTATATACATTATATTACATATACGACGTGAAAATTTATATTGTAGAAATTAAAATTTATAATTGACCAAAAATGGCAAAAGGAAGAACACCAAGGTCCTATAGCCAAAGGTATGCAAAATGGTCAGCTAAATTTGCATCATTTTCAAATCCTACCGTAGCATCTACAATTTTAAGTAATGTTTCGCCAGTTGCACAGCAAAATTTCCAAACTAATGTACCAAAGTTTACTAGTGTAAATGAACAAGTTTCTAGCGTATTGTCAGAATATGGAATTACTGGCCCTAACAGGGCGATTTACCAAGGTTTCGGTCTTAAGGTAGCTAGAGCTTTAAATAGGTTGGGAGGAGGGCCAGCACTTGTTAACATGATAAATGGACTAAAAGCATATTATATTTCAGCATTTAATGCTAATCCAACTGTTCTAGATGCAGTGACAAATATAATCACCGGTTCGCCAACTGGATATGTAAGCTAAAAAATTATAGAATATCTTTTAAGCTATTTTATTTTTTTAATTTTTCTTTTTCAGAACTTTAGTTCAAATTTAAAATTTAAAAAAATTTACTTTTAACTTTTTAACTTGAAATTAATCATTATCATCAATTTTTGTTTCTATATACTCATAATTTGTTTTACTTATTCTTTTACAATCACTAATTTTTACATTAGGATGATGTTTTTTCAAATGTGTAATCATAGCTTTTCTAGTTCTCGTTAAATGTTGACAAATTGGACATTCAAATAAAAAGATACCCATAGTGTTTTTTAGTGTCATGACGTTTAAAAGCTTAATATGAAAACCGTAATTTTGACTATGAATTATTCATCTATAAGAAATGTTTCAGAAGATATTGCACAAGTTTTACGAAAAAATGGTGAAATTGTTACAATTTCAACAAATCCATATTTAATTCCACAATCTGATAAATTAATAATTTTTATGCCATTTCATCCTCCATCTCTAAATCCATATTTGTATGCATTTAGAGAATTTAAAGGTAAGAAGTATTTTTATACAACTTGTGATGGTTTACCTAATACAAATATTGTAAATCAATATCTATTAGAAAATATAATATTTATACCAAATTCAAAGTTTACAGCTCAGAATTTACAAGAAGTTGGCTTAAATGTTGAATTGCCAGTTTTCCATGGTATAAATTTTGAAATTGTAGAAAAAGCTGAACAATTAGCTATTCAATTGAAACAAAAATTAGATGCTGATTTTCCAAATGTTGTAAAGTTTGGAATTGTTTCAGGTTTAACTAAAAGAAAAAATATGGATCTTATGATAAGAGTTTTTCAAGAAACAAATACTAAAATTCCAGAATTAGCCAAGAAAATCCATTTCTTTGTAATTTCTCATAAAGCATTTAAAGATTTTGAAGTTCCTGAAAATGTGCATTTTGTTAGTGAATTTGGACTAAATCCTAGAGAATATATATTTGCATTTTATTCAACTATGGATTTTGTAATTGTTCCTTCTGGAACTGAGGGCTTTGGACTTCCAGTTTTAGAAAGCATGGCTATGGGAACTCCAGTAATTCACCAATTAATGCCTCCATTTGATGAATTTACATCATGGCAATGGAATTTACTAATTAAATCATCAGAAATTGAAGAATATTACGATAAAACGCATGGGCAAAAATGGAGAATTCATAAATTTGATATTCATGACATGATAAATGCAATATTAATAGCTTCAGAACTTCAAGATAGAGATGAGAGAAGTCAAAATTTAAGAGAATTAGCAAAAAGATACGATATTAATAATTTATATGTTAGATTTTTAGAGTGACTTCAAGAGCTGATTAATCGAAAAATTTATGTATGTCATAATATATATAATTGTTGTGAGAGTATGAGAGAGATAATAATCGAATGTAAAGATTTTACAAGATTTCATGTAAAAGAAAAGAAAGGTATACAAATTAAAAATATAATACAAATGTGTCAAAGTTACAATCTAGAAGTTAAGGTGTATTAAAAAATGCCAAAATTTTATTATTGCTATTTATGTAAAACTACACTTGTTGGGAAAAAACAATTTAAAAAGCATGCACAAATACACTTTAAAAACAATAGATGTCCATATTGCAATATGAAAACTAAGAATTTGAATATTCATTTAGCATATTATCATCTAGGATATAGAAGAAAAGCAATTTTATTAAGAGATTTAGCAATTTTGTGCAAAGAAGCAAATAGTACAAATATTTTGAAAGATGAAAATCTAAAACTTGATAATTACATCAAATTCAATATACAAAGAATGATGAAAAAGTTATAATTCTTTTTTTAGTTTGTATTTTTTTCACTTCTTATTTTCTGAGTTTTTGTTTAGCAAAACTGATATATCTTTGCTAATTTCTTCAGATATATTTTTAATTATTTCTAAAGCTTCCAATATTTCATCTTCTTTAAGATCTTCATTTTCATTAATTTCGGTAATTAGACCAAGTTGTAATTCAAGTAAAATCTCAAATTTTATTAAATCTATCTTTTTTATCATTTTCTCACGTAGATAGAAATTTAAAATATGACAAATATCAAGTTTTGCCTAATCTCATTTTTATTTCTTCTATTTCTTTTTTAAGTTCATTTTGAGAAATCTTTAATTCCTCAATCTGAATTTTCAGATTTTGTAATTCTGAATTTACTATCTCTTTAACAGCATCTTTCAGAGCTTGTTTTATCTTAAGATAAAGTTGAACAATTGCGAATAATGTAGTTACAAATGTAGAAATTATAGTTAGAATTAAAGTTATTTCACTCATCTTTTATTCCCTCTAATTGATCTTCTAAATTATCTAAATTTAAATTTTCATCTTCTTTAAATTTTTGGTAAACAGAATCTACTTGTTTCGCGTAAGGCTGAGGATAAACTACGCGAAAATCTGCGATATCAATTCTACCAGTTTTAGGATCTTTAGCTATTAAAAATTGGAAATAGAAAGTAAATCCGGGGATATATAAATCTACAATTATGGGCAATTCTGAATTTTTTAAAACAATAATTGAATGTGGTAAATATTTTGATAATCCATAAATTTGACCTTGTAATTCTAATTCTCTAATTTTATCTATCGCGATTCTAACAGGGCCGAAAATATTCGCGAATTCATCTTTAACTTGCATAATTATATATTTCATAAAACAAGAATAAATAAACTCAAAGCGAATTTGCTATATACATTATATTATGTATATTAGTTTGTTGTTTAATACGTAAAGCATGAGCGAAAGATTTATATATTTCGAAAACGAATATTATCTTGGTGAAAAGAATGAGAAGTCAAAAAACACAAAACAAAAGCCAAAACAAGTTACTTTTTTGTAAATTATGTTCTTTCGTAGCTACAAGTTATGAAGAATTAGATCATCATATAAAAATGAGTCATGAAGAATCAGATGATATTTCTGAAGAATTTCAAGTAATTTTTCTAAAGAAAAAAGACTATGAAGAGTATATGCGTAAAGAATATTTAAGAATTTGTAAAGGAGGAGGATGTATTATTAGACCACAAATTGATATTGAGAATGACAAAGATGAAATAAAACATTTATACAAAGAATATTGTTCAACTTGTGAACTTAAGAAATATCTTCTAGCCGAATTAAAAGAAAACGGAAAAATGTGAATTTATTAAGTCTTTATTTTTTTATGCCCTATTTTTTTCAAATTTGTATTAATATTTCTAATTTTTAACAAACAGAAAACGAAAGATTTATATATTTCGAAAGCATATATTATAATGATGAAAGAGAATGAGGATAGGTAAAGAAGAAGAAAAAATTTTAGAATATCTTCAAAAAAATGGAGATTCAGAGTGGTTAGATAAATTGAAAAGTACTTTTTCTCATACTGTTGGATATAAAATAATTGTAAATAAAAGAATAAAGAATCTAGAGAAAAAAGGTCTAGTAAAAATTGTTTGGGAAAAGAATCCACAGACTGGAAGAAATAAAAAGAAAGTGTATTTAGTAACTTAAAATGTAAAGAGATATAGGTGAAAAAAATGAGTGTAGAAAAAGTTGAGCAGAAAATAATTGAAATAGCACATGAATTTGCTCAAAAATATGGAAAAGAAATCTTGGAATTAAGTGAAGATGAACTAATCTCATATCTAACATCATTTTTTAATTATGAAGAATGGTTGATTTTTAAACATAATGAAATAGAAATGTTAAGATTATTTTTGAAAACAGTAAAAGAAGATTTATCTAAATCTTAAGTTAATATTTTTAAAATTTTTTTCTTATCAATCTTTTTATCAGTTTTGCAAGGTATATAAAATCCTTCATGTAAATCATACGGTTCACCATACCATAATTTTTTATTCAAATTACATGGCTCAGTATTCCAACCTTTCTTCTTTTTGATTATCATATTCTCAATCTTATTATCTACTCGCCACATTTTTAAAGTTTTTATAGTAGAAAATTGGCTTATATTGTTTAGCTTTTGTCGATTTTTGAGCTAATTTTATCGAATTTTCAACTTTTGCTTGACCTTGTAATTTCTCTCCAAGTTGTTGAGCAAATTGTAAATCAGCATTTGAAATTCCATAAAATGACCATTTTGTCTTCCAATAATTCAAGAAATCAGAATATGATAATGTTCTTTTTCCAGAATTGTAACTATAATTTTGTTGATATGGATATCTAGCAATTTCTAGAATTGCTGAAGCTACCATTTTAGCATACCAAATGTTTGAATACTTCTTATTCACAATTTGTTGAACATGTAAGAATTGTTGATATGTAACTGCATAATTTTCAATTTCTGAGCTATAAGTAATATTTATCCCACCGGGACTTGGATCATAAAGATGTAATTTAAACAAACTTCCAAAAATTGAAATTACAGTTTTATCAGCAGTTAAAATTGTTATTAAATCTAATTGTGTAACATTATTAGGATTAAATTCAGGAATTAACATAGCAAAGTCAAGAGGAGTATAATC